TATTGCCAATTCAACTTCAGCATTCATTGACATTTGACGATACTTATTTATTAATTCGTTATCGCTCTTAAATTTATCATCAAAATTATAAAAGGAACCAGAAAAATTAGTGCTAGACACCATGGTGGAGTCATCGAGAATATTACCATCTTTCGGTACGAAAGATGGTAAACTCTTTTTCTTTTCTTTACCTAATGTAAACCCAAATAATTTCATAATATACTCACCATTCTATATTAAGTTATTGCCTGAACAATACCAGCAGCTTGTTGGACAGCACCTGCTATTTTTGAATTAAGACTTATACTATTACCTTCCCATAAATCATACGCGAATGTCACGGTAAATTCCTCAATTTCATCATTAGTTCCCCAATTTAAATCAATAGCCTCAATTTCCGTAGGGAATAAATTTATAAAATTGTATCCCGCAACAGGCAACCCATTTTTACCTAACTGTTCGACAAACCCGTCCTGATATATATTAGTAGCAAGAGCAACCCCTATAGGATCATTTTGTAGATTTCCTTCTGGACTATTTATAACTTCCATCCATTTTTCAAATTTGGATCTAATTCTCCAATTTTCATCATTAATAATAGTTACTGTCCAATCTTCATATGTTCTATTACCAGGTACTTTTAAAATTCTACCCATATAATTAACATCAACTGATGCTATGGTTGATGCCGGTATATTCGCAGCCTTACACATGAATTCAAATCCATTATCCATCCCACCAATACTAACCTTAAATAAATTAGGTCTAGCACCGCCTCCATGCAACATTGTTTTAAACGTGTTAACATTAAACATTTTTTATTCTCCTTATTTTAAAATTATTCTTATTATATTTATATTTAGAATTTACCAACGACTTCATTAAACTCAACACCGGTAGCAACTGCAACAAAATTTAATTGAATAAAGTTAATTGAACGACTCGGTTTTATGTATATATCACCAACAAATCTATTAGAATCAATAACAGTTGGTGTATTATTAGTAGTATCACATACAACTTTAAAATCATATATTCCACGTCGGCCTTTAACATCACGTAAGAATGGTTCTACCATAGATACAAACTGAGATCTAGTAAAATCATCATTAAACTCAAATAATGTTTGATTTGAGGCAGACTCTATTAATTTCTCTAAAACTATAAATAATCTCCGAACATTAATTCTATCAAAAGATGTAGATTTTCTAGTAAATGTCTTATCACCATACAATATAGTACCTTGTCCTGGGAATGTACATACAGGATTTATTGACTTCTTATACAACATATCACGGTCTGTTCTATCTTGTGCAAACCGTAATTTAGTAACATTTTTAATACCACCACGATTAAATCCTGCAGGAGAGAACCATGGGTCTCTGTCCTCATCAGTTCTAGACATCACACCCGCTATATCACCACATAATGGCACCCATCGATAAGTGTCACCAAATACATCATATTGATATTTAAAATTAGAATCGGCAAATGCATAAGTCTGCATAACATGATCACTCATAGTAGATCTAAGAGAATCAAAAAACTCAATGACTTGCTCTGTCGAGTTTGACATTGATATATGTGGGGATAAAAGTGCCACAATATCTTTTCTCAAATACGCAACATCTACTAAACCTAATAAAAACGTCTTATAATCAGTTAGATCTAAACCGTCACCAGCACCAAACAATAAAGATATATCAGATACTTCTTTATTCTTAAATGGTAACATTGCACGTGTCCAATCAGATAAATTAACATCACCGTTATTCCCATCCGCTAATATATATTTATGATCTCCACTTGCCAAGAGATTTACATAACTACGAACATCACCAGCAAGACTACTATTCCAGACGTTTCTCTGTGATGGACTTTCCCTATAAGAAAGTGGTACACCTAGTGACCATATTAACTCTGATTGTGCATTAATGGTATTAATCCAATTTGAAGTACCTGTGCCTTTAGTAAGGTTAACAAAAACCTCACTTATAATTTCAAAACCAGTATCATCTAACTCTGTTATCACAACTGCTAAGTCATTAGATTCATCAAATATCATATCTAACTTAGTCTCAAATATTGAAGTCGATATAGTGTCTATATCAATTAGATGAACTCTGAGTTTATTGCCAAATTCACCTGCATATCTGGCAGCAAAAATAGAATCACCAGTATAGCTATCAACAGTATCTTCATTTAAAACTAAAAACCCTGTTGCAGACCTAACATTATATGATGCACCGATACTTTCCAATATAAACTCACGCAAAACACCAAGATCATATAATGTATCAGTAATGTATATAAATTCATTTGTAGTGTTATCTGGTAAAATACCATATTGTGATACTGAACTTAATTCAGAACCACCTGAAAATAATTTAATAGAACCACCAGTATCTCTTGCAGCTGTAGGTAAGTTGAAAGTATTACGTTGTGGTACACCGACTTCAATACCATTTACCGCAGTAAAAGATGCTTCGGATGATAATCCAGTATAATCATATGTAAGTGCATTTAAATCTAAATTAGCACCAACTGTCATACTAGTAACCACTATACTACTATCACCCGACGCATCTATTGAGACAGTAACTGTTAATACTGCTGGAGTTGCACCAGATGAAGTCACCGTTATAGTTCCACCAGTAACTGCACTTAAACCAAATGATGATCCAAATAGAATAGTAGTAAGATCAACAGGCACATCTAACTCTCCACTTACTGAGGCAGCAGTCCACGTACTAGTTACATCACCAACTGGATTTCTTCTAAGATCTGGTAAATTTGCAAAACTAAGTCTCACATCATCACCCAGTACATCAATAATCCATGGGTTATAAGTATCATTATATAATGGAGAATCCCCTGTGGCATAATTATATGCCGTTAAAAGTTTTACCCAGACTAATTCATTAAGAGTTTTAAAAATTGTTGTTTGTCCTAATACATGATCAAAATTTCCTGTCCAATCAGTAGGTACATCAGACAATACATTATTTTCAGATACTGTAGTACCATCTGATGCTAAAGGAGTACCAGATACATCATACTGAGTACCAATTGTATGACTTGGAGTTAAATCGGGAGTACCAATAAAAAATGATCCCATACTATATGGGGAACTTGTAAACTCCGAACCAAAAGTGCCAGACCAACTAGAAGGTAAAAGTGACACACCATCATTCACATAATTATTGTTTGTTTGTATTACTCCATTAACATCACTATTAGAAAAACTTATAAATTTATGAATAGTTTCGGCAGTTGCAACTGGTACAGAATCTACTGCATTAGTTGTTGTGAGTTCATTATATATACGTGATACTTTTAAATCACGTGAGTAACTTAAGTAGTTTTTAGCAGTCATAAACGACATAAAACTATCACTTTCTGGTTTATTAAATGTATCTTTTAATTCTGTAACTGTTGAAACTGTAGTTACTCTGTCGGGTAACCCTAACGGTCCCCACGAAAATATACCAACCAAACCACCAGCAGTTGTTGCGGTTTGTGGTACTGAGTCTGTTAAATCGATTTCCGATACGTTTACCCCTGGACTAATTTGAAAAGCCATTTCGATCTCCTTATATGTTAATGGAATGTTGTTTTATTTTATATACGATAATAATATTTATAATATTTTACATTCGGCGCAACTATATCGATTCCCATATATTCCCATCGTTATCCATTGTTATTTCTTTTTCTTCCTTATTATTTATAAACCCAAATGGAAGTATTTGTTCTTCCATATATCTAACTCTCTCTTTATATAATTCTTCTCTGATATTAATATCAGACAAATCCTTAAAATAATTATCAGTAGTTGCCCACGAAAACAATACCAAAGTATCTACTAAATCATCATTTCTACCACTATCTGCTTCAAATTTTAACCCTTTAGATATAAATGATGATAATTCATCAATAGTATTAAAATCATTCACTATTAATTTATCTTCTTCTATTAGTGATTTTAAGTTAAAACAACCAGTTTTTTTTGTAGCTTTTGTTGTTCTTACTCCTATATTAATATTCTTTCCTGTTTCATTTGATATAAATTGTCCTTTCCTTGGGTCAGTTTTAGTGTATATCATATTAGGATACTCTAATTCTGAATGTAATATATCAGAAACCTGTGCGCCTATATCATTTATTTCAACTAATATATAAGATTCATTATATAAATCTGCAACTAATTTAATAATATTTGGATATACTAATGGTGGGATTTCATTAGACCTATATGTTGCAACTTGAATATATGGTAATTTTGTAACGTCTAATACAGAAAATGCAGAATAATCACTCCCCCTTGCACGTGATACATCAACAGTTAACCAATATATATGATTAATTATAGGTTCATGATAAATAAACAAAGTTCCATCATATTG